GCCGTTTCTCAACGCGACGGCACGCACTCAAATATTCTATGGCGGCTCCTCTAGCGGCAAAAGCGTATTTTTGGCACAGCGGGCTATTCACGACCTGTTAGCCGGGGGGCGCAATTATTTGGTATGTCGGGCGGTTGGGCGCACCATCCGCAAGAGCGTATTTAACGAGCTTAACAAAGTCATCAAACAGTGGGGCGTTACTCACCTATTCACCATTAACAAAACGGACGGCATTATTACATGTGCCAATGGTTATCAGATTTTATTCAGTGGGCTAGATGACACCGAGAAGGTGAAGAGCATCACGCCCGAACGCGGCGTGATAACGGACATCTGGATTGAAGAAGCCACCGAGACCGACCGCCAAAGTATTAAAGACTTATACAAACGTCAACGCGGCGGCAGCGCCAGTACACCCAAACGTCTCACCCTCTCATTTAACCCCATTCTCAAAAGTCATTGGATATACGCCGAATACTTCACGCCTGCACGGTGGGCGGACGATCAAACGTGTCACATTGCTGAGGATGGCAGTCTGTCTATCCTTAAAACGTGGTATGTCCACAATCATTGGCTAACACCAGACGATATACACGACTTGGAGAACGAGCAAGATAGCTATTATCAGAGCGTATACACCTATGGCAATTGGGGTGTATTGGGTAACGTTATTTTTACCAATTGGGAGACGGCCGACCTGTCAAGCATGACTAACCAATTCACCAGCCCCATGCACGGGCTGGACTTTGGCTTCTCATCTGACCCGGCGGCGGCCGTATTGACCCACTACGACCGGGCGCGTAAGACAATTTACATCTTTGACGAGTTGTATGAGCGCGGGCTAACCAATGACACATTGGCGGTCAGCATCAAGGCGCTGACCCATAGCTATATTGTCTGTGATAGCTCAGAGCCAAAGAGCATTACCGAATTGCAACAATACGGCGTTAATTGCGGCGGAGCCAAGAAAGGCAAAGATAGCGTAGTGCATGGTATCCAATGGCTACAGCAGCACAAGATCGTCATTGACCGCAATTGCATTAACACTATTAACGAGTTCCAGCAATACAAATGGCGTGAAGACCGGGCGGGCAACGCTATCCGCCAACCAGTGGATAAAAACAACCATGCGATTGACGCATTGCGCTATGCGTATGAAGACGAGTTTATCGGGGGCGACCTGTTTTTATTTGGGGTGTAATTATGAAAATTGACGACTTGCAGCCGGGGCTATATATCCAACGAGGCGATAGAATCAAGAGCGTCGACCAGACATTGGCGGCGCTCATTCGGGGCAGCGACAGCAGCCCGGAGGCATTGGCGGAGGCGGTGGCCTATGTCTGGATTGCGCTAAACTATCGCAAAGATAAGACTTTCGAGATTCCCTTTGAGTGGATTGTCAACGACATGGAGCAGGAGCAGCCGCCGTTCAAATTTGACTGGGTACTAACTGCCCCACGCATAGACGAGAGCTTGCAACTGCGCGGCGTCGCCTACCTGCTCAAGCTACGCGGCAGCCGCAATCGGCTGATTGGTGTGCGTTGGCTGGATACCCGCACCATTACACCCGACGATAGCACCATTGACCCGCAGACCGGCTACACCCGTTACATCCGCACCAACCCACAAACGGGGCAGCAGAAACCCATACCGGCTACCGACATCATACGTATCATCCTGCCGGGGCAATCGGAGCTAGACCCACCCGCCTCAGCAGCGATGGCATCTTCCTTAGCGGCGCAAATTCTATACGGCATTGGCATGACAGCCGACGGCGTGTACGACAACAACGCCCTGCCCGTGATGCTAATCAACGTACCGGCGGCAACGCCTGACGCTGACAAGACGCGGCTGGAGAAATTCTTCGGGCGTATCTTTAACCAACGACGCACGACCGGCAACCGCAAAGATTATCGCACGTTGGCTTTACGCGAAGGCGTAACCGTCACGCCGCTATCGCTTGCGCCTGCTGACCTGGCGATGGTTGACCTGGAGAATGCCCAGATCCGCGCCATCCTTGCCGCGCATAAAGTACCATTGGCCATCGTGCAATCAGACGCCGCCAATTATGCCGTGGCCCAGGCGGTGGAAAAGCAATTTACAAGCACCGTCGGCGGGCGGCTGGAGTTGATTGCCCGCTTTATCAACGCCGACCCGGACATCAAAGCGACCGGCGCGGAACTTGTGATTCATACTGAGCAGCATTGGAGCATGAGCCAGGACGGGCAAGCAGTCAGCACGGCCGTCATCCGATATGCCACCATCATGCAACCGTGGGCGGCGGCGTACCTGTTGGGCATCACCGAAGATGACTTCCCTGATGACATCAAGGCGCGGGGAATATGGCTGGAACCGGTGGACAATGGAAATCCGGAAACGGCCGTACAGCCCGCCCAACTTGCCGCACCCGCTGCACTGCTTGCCGATGAGGCTGACCCGCTAGAGCTGGAAATGAAGGCGGCAAAGGCAGAGGAGACCGCCCGCTTCCGGCGTTGGTACAAAAAGCGCGGGGCGGCGGCCGATATTGACGCATTCAACAGCACATACTTGACGCGCGGTGACAAGCTGGCGATTGTGGAGGATACGGCCGTATCTGCTGAGGAAGATGCGGCAATGAAGGCGTATTTTGACACGTTGGCGGCTGTGCTGGCATCGTTGCCAGTTACGGCCGTCGCAGAGGAGGAGGCAATAATATGACAGAGATACTCGCATTACTTATCGGCTTAATAATTGGCTGGGTTGTCGGTGTACCAGACACCGACAAATATGTAATGGTCCCGGCAATGCGCAAGGCGTTGGCTAATTCGGGCTACACAATCGAGGATGGCAAAATACTGCCAATAGACGCATGACCCTACTTGGCGCAATGCTTGACCTGGGCATCAATCGCGGCTATTTAAAGGCGGTGGACGGCCAGCATCCCTACGGCCGTTTGCTTGACCGATTGGAGAAGCAAGCCGCCGCCGCTATCGAAACCGCATTGCGCAAGATGCAACGGGAACTATTCAGGGGCATCACGCCTGACCGCGTTAACGAAGTGTTTAGCCGCCTTGTGGACTATGAAACCAATGAAGAGTTTAGACAGTCTATCTATCGGGCACTGTTGCCTACCGTCGAGGCGGCAACGGCAATCGAGCGCCGCGCTTTACAGCGCCAGGTATTGGGTGCAAAGTCAATGCTGGATGTGGGCTTTGATTGGGGGCTTATCAACGAAGCCGCCCGCCGCTGGCTTAACGACTACTCTTTCGAGTTGGTGCGGGGCATCACAAACACCACCACAAGCCAGCTACGCGGCTACATAGACGAGTTTATCGCCAGCCCTGATGCCAGTATCCCGCAATTGTCAAAGCGCATAGACGCCATATTTGGGCCGGTACGGGGCGAGATGATAGCGGTAACTGAGGTAACGCGCTCCTTTGCCCAATCGCAATTGGAGACATGGAACGCCGTCGGAGTAGTAGAGCGCAAGCGGTGGAACACTGCCAATGATGCGCTGGTTTGCCCCATTTGTGGGCCGCTGAACGGGCAAACGGCAAACGTTAACGAGCCGTTCCCTGGCGGCATTAACGCGCCACCAGCGCACCCGCGCTGCCGCTGTTGGGTAACGGCTGAGATTGTGACGCCGGAGGCGCAAACAGGACAATAGGCAATGGCAACAACGATACAAGGGCTAGAGAGAGTGAGCGCGAAGCTCAACAACCTAACTAAGTTCAGCCAATGGGCTTACAAGCCCATGACCGAGAGCGTGGAAGTGGTACGTGATGCCATCGCAAAATACCCAAAGAAGGACGACGGCGCATTTTCTAGGCTTGCCACACCGGGGCAACGGCGGGCGTATTGGGCAAAAGTACGCAGTGGTGAAGCTCGTCACCGTGAAGGCGTGGGCTATGTGCGCTCAGGCACACTAGGGCGTAAGTGGCTAGTAGAGGTTAAGAACACTACCAACGGCGTACAGGGCACAGTGGGCAATAACACGGAGTACGGCCGTTTTGTACAGGCAAGAGCCAATCAGCAACCATTCCACCGCGCCAGCGGTTGGGTAACAGAAGAGCAAGCGATAGACAAGAGCGCAGACCAGATCAACGACATTTGGAGCAACGCCATCAACCGAGAGTTGAGCCGGTAACAGGAGGAAAGTATGGCAGAGAGATTGACAATACCCACCAAGAGGCAAGATATGAGCGGCGAAGTAACCGTGCAACAGCTATCAAACGGAAACATCCTGGTGGCGAACGTCGGAAATATACACGAAGAAGACGCGCAGCGGTTAAGCGAGTTGGTAAAAACGCTACTAAAAGCAGACGAGAGCGTAAGTATCATAATGGTACGGGTTCCAATGGTTGTGCTGCCGCCGCAAAATTGACACCAAACGGCCGTTTGTGCTAGACTAACAGCAGTTGAATACCTCCGAAAGAGGCAACCACTATAGGCTTGACCAGTAAAATCAAGCGGTGGAAGCGAGTAGGCAAAATGCAAAACATTGCATTTTCTACCGCTTCCACCGCTTTTTTGTTTGTGAGCAAACATATGGCAGATGACACCAGATTAACAGTAAAAGCAGCGGGCGATTGGGAGCTTGATGTACTGGGTATCCCATTTGGCGATGAGACCCGCCGCGATAGTGACGGCGAATATTTCGACGCCTCCACCCGCCTGCATGACGACAAGTACCCGCTGCCGCCGGTCGTTTACTATCACGGCATGGACGAGAGCGGGCGGCCCGCCGGAGAGCCTGCCTACATCGGAAAGACGGTAGGCTTTGCCGATCAGCCCGACGGCCGTTGGTATCACGTCATCTTGGATAAAAGCAGCGAGGCCGCCCGCCGCGTATGGCAAGCGGCGCAAAACGGCATCGCGCGGGCATCATCTGGCAGCATTAGCCACCTGGCCCGCATTGACCCTAACGGCCGTATACGCGAGTGGCCGGTAGCCGAGCTGAGCATCTTTGACGCGGTAGGCAGCCGCCAACCTGCCAACCAGTACGCGGTGGCTATCCCGCGTATGAAAGCGATTATTAGTCAACACCCGGAATTTGCAGAGGCCGCACAGGACAACGGCGCAAAATCCGCTAGTTTATCAACCCCATTAGATGAGGAGCATGAAATGAGTACAGAAAATAACGAGCAAGCCGCCGTTGACCTGACCCCAATCTTGGAGGCCATCGGCAAGGTGGGCGATAGCGTGAAGGCTGTCGCTGCACGTGTGGAACAGTTGGAAGCCAGCGAACAGCCGGTGAATGATGTGGGCTATGCCAAGAGCGCGCCCGCCGTCATCATTGCCGACAACACCGCCAAGTATGACAACATCGGGCTGGGTGACTTAGCCCTTGCCGCCGGTGTGCTGGACACTGCCAAACAAAACGGCCGTAGCCGTCGGGGTGCGTCCCTGGACATGGTGAAAGCCATCGGCAAGCGCTTAGAATCGCCCATCGAGGC